CATGAATGCCATCAACGTGACCATCTTCTGATTCATCGTGAGTTCTTTGTTTTGAAACAATTGCTTAACGTACGGTGGGAAGCTATCCACGTTCATTACATTCTATGAAGATAATTTCTTTAATACTTTTCACACATGGCTTAAAAATAACAATCGTAGTAAAATTACAATGAACACCCTCATTCATCGGGTAATTCTTCGTTCGTTCCATCTACGTCAAGTAAGAAATCGTGCTATATCTGACCCAGATCAATTTGATACCGAAATTAATGTCGCACGTGGATTTACACGACGTGAAACAAAAAGTGTAAAACCTATGCGTACTAAACCCAAAGATGGTGGTATATTCTACGACCCTGATCAGTATGATCCAGAAGCCAACCAAAGGTCTAGGTATTCCCCACCCATGGATGAAGCCGTCCAACTTATCAACCGTGTGACCGAACGTGAAGTTATTGAGGCGCAGAACTTCTGGGCACAGTCCATCGTAGACATCTCGAATTCATTTCTCTCGGGTAGTGATTATGTGAGTCTGGCAGGTGAACGTGCAGGTGAGTTGTACGGATATGATCATTCTAACGTACTCTTCAAACCCACGAAAGCTGCGGAACAGCAGTTTCGTCCTACAGCCAGTGATGCTATGTCTTACTTTGTGGGCCACGATGCTGTAATCAGTGGTTTCAAAGAAGATCAGGGCTTCGCGATCAATGCCAAAAAGGGTTTCAGTAGGGTAATCTTCAATAATCACCAGATTGACTGTCATGGTGACGTAGCTCACGCCATGGGTACCTATGAATTTACGTGTGCTACAACCGGTGAAATTTCTGAGGTTGAATATACATTCGGCTACAAGCGCAACTCCGATGGGAAAGTGCGCATCTGTCTGCATCATTCCTCTGTTCCATACGCGTCACCTAATAAGACGTCTCACATGAAACGAAATGAAACGTCTCAAGTGAAGCGTAAGATTGTAGTTGATCCCGCACAATATGATGCGGAGGCTAATGAACTTCGTCATGTGGTGATTTGAGTGATACAAATTTCATAGCCTAGATCCTTCACTACAGGATCGTTTCGATAGTCATGTTTGTAATAGACCTTCTTGATTCCACTGCTTGCCAATGCCTTGTAACAATTTAGACATGGATAGTGTGTCACATACGCCACACAATCATCGATGGAGGCACCCCTCTTCGCCGCATCCGTGATTGCGTTAATCTCTGCGTGTATCGTCGCTTGTTCGTGTCCATCCCTCACTATGGACTTGTGATTGGTCCCCGCTAGGAAACCATTGTAACCCATACTGATGAGTCTGTTGTTCTTCACGAGGACACACCCCACTTTGAGTCTCTCACATGGAGACCGAACCGATGCGAGTTGGGCAGTCTGCATGAAGTAGTCGTCCCAAGAGATTCGGGGCCCTTCTTCCCTAGGCACAGACATGAAACGCAGGGGGAGGGGGCGGCGACGCTCCATTTATTTCAGAAGGGTTTTTATTTTAAGTCGCGTTAAAACTTCTCACTCTCTTGATCTGGTCCAATAGTGATAGGTGGAGCCTCTAGTATCTCAGTCTCCAACTTTCCATCCTTGTTCGGTTGGACGTAGGCTATTCGACAATCATTTGCTCTCAAAACGGGGGACCCGGCCTGGGTCGGTACGACTATAGGGCGGCATAACAAAGCAAACATATACTTATTAGCAATATTACTTCTTCTTCGCAAGCTCATGAGCACGCTTAATGAAAGCCTTGTCACGACCAATCTTGGGATCAGCTGCGATGAGACGGAGGAGGGCGGCGGTGGGTAACTTGGGAGCATTTCCCGTGGGTTTGGGAACTTTCTTCAGTGTTTTCTTCGCTTTCTGGATTTCCTTGGTTGTTGGCATGTTACTATATATTGGGAAATTATCTCAACATCTCCTCCGCCATTTAGCCTCTAATTCTGGAAACAATTCCTCTAGGGTTTTGAAATATGTATCAAGATATCGCTTTTCTTCCTCTTCTTCCCCCGTCAATTTGAGGCGGTCCGGGAACATACCCATTAATATCATCTTAAAATGGTCCAGTCTTTTATTAAAATTCTCAAAAACACGAAACGACAGTAAGGTTTCGTCTTTTATGTTTAAAACGCGTATTTCTTCATGTATTCGATCCAGGTGAACCATCTTGTATTTAACGCAGATCTTTATCCGCTGTATAGTATGTATTTACATTTTTTTACCACTGGTTCGCTTGGGTTTAGGTCTTGTGAGGTAGTCGATTAAGAATAATATAGCAAATATAAATCCAGCGCTACTGAATAACATCGCGACAAAAGAGGGGGTGATCCAGCTATTCATTTATTGTATGCTGAGATTATTTTTGTAAATCATCTCCATCCTATCATTTGCTGAATTAGGCTGTCCAGTACTAAGCTTAAAACTATCACCGACCACACCCCAGCCAGAAAGTCTATAATTTCCCAAACTTCTACCTCAAATCCTTATCCGCCGTATAATAAGTCTTCCCCTTAGTGGCGAAACTGTGAACCCTAGCATACCCCCAAGCCTGTGGAGATGCTCCCACCCGATGCCCAGTTCTCCACGCAGCGAGTCCCCTATTGTAGATGGTCTTCACAGTCTTTAGAGGAATGCCAGTGGCCTTCGAGATCTCCGGGAGAGACTTGACCTCCGGTCCATACTTTTTCCTAAACTTCTGGGTGTAGGAGGAGGTGCGGGTCTTCACCCCGCTGTCAGTCTTGAAATCTTTGTAGTCCCTCTTGAGCATCTTCTTGTAGCGGGTCTTGACCTGCCCCAAGGTCTCAAGCCCCCTGAAGTACTTGAGGGGTGCATATATTTTACCATTGGTTTTTCGTAGTTCCCCAACCTTCTTGGTAATTTGAGCATCAGTGAGAGGCATCTTACTTAATGCTGAGAATTCTTTTCATGTGTTCGAAAAGTGTCTCATCTTTGTGAGATTCTGGGAATGTTTTGAAGTACAATTCATTCGTGGTTGTACCGTTTTGTTTCACATGTATCAAGTAAATCAATAAAACGATTGTATTAAAAAGCAAATCGGGTATGTTAAACAGGGGTCTTTCTGGATTCTTTATATAAGCGAGATATGTGAAGAAGATTTCGAGACTGAGAATAAATGTCTTTTTTGTCCAATGGTACTCTCGACTGAACCTGTATAAAATTAGATAAGAAGCGATAATGGCTGCAAATATCATAGGCAACAGAGGTGAGTAACTAATCACGTCAAACCAGTATAATATAGACAGAGCCCACAACCACCAACTGAAAACAAGACTCTTGTTTTTCATCTTACTTTTTATCGATATTTTTTTTTCATATAGAATATAAATGGGACGAACATGTTCTTTGATGATAACTGACAACACTAATCCTAAACATTTGGACTTATTTCTTAATACGTTATGGGGATTTAATGAACCAGTTAATATTGAATTAAATACTACACACTGTAATAATGTGTCTCTAAAAAGGATTCTATCTATGAAGAAGGTACTGGATCATCATAGACCAAACTCTCGTAAATATGTGGAAAGTAGCACAATTACAGTTGGGTCACAATTCGCACGAAAAATCTTACAAGTTGGACTCTTTCTTGTTAGACCCGAAAGACCCGTCTTTGTTAGAGTCGTTCCATAAATTTTCCTTATTTTGTCTTATGAGAGAGGCGTCGTACTTTTTACTAAGACATTTTACAGCTGTATGGATATCTGGGAAGAGATGATTCCCAAACTTTACACGGCCCGTGACGGGATTGTAGTACCCCCTATATTTGAGAAATTGACATCGATGCATTTCACCCATATAAAAAATACAAGATTATAATAATCAGGTCAGATGGGGTTGTCAATAATTATGGGAAATATGTTTTCAGGTAAAACTTCTGAGTTAATCAGACGACTTAAGCGTTTAAAGATCATTGGTAAGAAAATATTGGTTGTTAACTCAGCCAAAGATACCCGATCCCCTGATGAAGTTTTGAAGACCCATGATAATGTAAAGTTTAATTGTTTCAAGGTTTATGAGCTCTTTGAACTTATAAATAAACCAGAGTTCGATAATGCCGACATCATAGCCATAGATGAGGCGCAATTCTTCCCACGTCTCAAGAAGTTTGTGGATTGCTGTATGTGTGTAAATAAAAGTGTAATCATAGCCGGTCTCGATGCAGATTCATTTCAAAATAAGTTTGGGGAACTTCTAGATTGTGTTCCAATAGCATGCGAAGTCACCAAGTTGTCCGCCCTCTGTATGCGCTGTAAAGATGGAACACCGGGACCCTTCACCAAAAGGACTGTAAAAAATCAAGAGCTTGAACTCATCGGTGGAAGTGACATGTACGAAGCAGTGTGTCGAAATCACCTATGAACATCGAGGATAAGTAAAACTCTCCGACCAGGTCCAGTCTTGTCGAGTTCATGGTACCGTCCATGATCGAAAAAGAAATCTTCACCCTCGTTTTGAACGAACCCACCCCTATCAGTATACAGGGTGCAATCACCATCACCTTGTATAGTGAGTTGATACCTCAACAGTTCATTAGACTCCGCCCTATGTGGGTGTAATACCATGGGTCCCTCTATCACAGCGAATGTGGCTGTGTCTTTATAAATGCATGGTATCTGATTAACTAAGCTGTTTAACAAGGGGAAGTCTTTTACTTTGTAGTAATAATACCCACCATTCTTTTCAAACCAAGGATCCAAGTCATGGTAATACTTCTTCTCCAGTGTTGGTGACACTTTTCTAAATTCTTCACATATCTTATTGTAGTGAAGTTTCACAAGTAAAAGTCCGGGATAATTTTTCACATCGTGTTCGGAAAACCCATGTATAACATCCCTGAATGTGTTTCGTATTCCAAGAAGGGGTCTCCAGGGGTTCGTAAAGTATAGTCGATCTATGGGGGCCTTGAGATAATCATATAGAACCATGAGTACGGACAATGTGACCGTCTCCTTCCACATTATTTTCTCAGCAGATAATAAAAATGCCCGGATACGGCGGCAAGCGTGAATATATGGACCCAACGCCCGAACCCACCACTGAGGTTGAAACTGTCGAGAAGCGTTTCACCATGCCCAAGATGCCCAAGATGCCCAAGATGCCCAAGATGCCCAAGGTCACCCTCGTCCAGATCGTGTTGATCGCTTTGACCCTTCTCTACGTGTGGTCCACCCGCAAGATGAACAACATGGTCGTCGGTACTGTCGCCCTCGTTGTTGGTCTTCTTCACATGTACGATCATCTCTACCGGGTTAAGCGTGGCCCAGAGCACCTTTTTTTCCTTTCAAAGAAGGAGAAGTATGGATGCATGGCGTGCAAGTAAATTTTATTGATACATAGTAAGTATGCGCGTCAAAGTTACTCGTAGCCCTAACCCCAAAAAGAAGTTCAGGGCAACAATAGAAGACGGTAGGACTGTTGATTTTGGTGCCAGTGGGTACTCAGACTACACCAAACACAAGAATCCTTCGCGTATGCGTTCGTATGTACTCCGCCATGGTGGTCGGGTACCAAAGCGCACAATAGCAGAGAGAGAACCTATTAAGATTCAAAATATGATGCTCGATGTCACATCAAGTGATAAAGAGAACTGGAAAATAAGTGGTATCGACGGGGCTGGTTTTTGGTCCCGTTGGTACCTCTGGAGTTTTCCTACATTTCGGGGTGTTGAGAGGTTCATGTCTAAGAGGTTTGGAATTACTTTTATTTGATTTCTTCAAAGCATAACCTTATCCCACCATCTAGAGTCATTGGAGTAAATTCATCATCTATTCCTATAGCTTTTTCCCATACATCATCTTTACGTTTTGTACCATCGAGTGTAAAGATGTCATCTGGATAATCCCGATAAATAGGTTTAAATTTGTTGTTCTCTTCACTACCTATCATTTCCTTCGCTCTATCACACGTATCAGAGACTCTAAGATTATCTGTACTAATCTTAAGTACTCTCAACCGCTCATCGTCGTCATCCGCAAACTTTTTCTCATATTCGTCCTGGTCAGCTTTGTATATTTTCAAACCTTCAACTATTTTTTTGAATTTGGGAGCGTTCAGAGTTTTAAGAAGGTGTGGCTCAGTTCCTGGAATGAACCCACCAAAAAATCCACCCACAACACCTGCTGAGGAAGAAAGGCAACAAAGCACTAATACAATAGCAGCCATATTATATAATACATGTACATTATTATAATGAACGTTTAAACTTTTCAAATTGTTTAAAAAATTGAAGTGTCGTCTCTAGGCGTTCGTAAAGTTCCTCCCCGAGGTACTGCTTTACGAATTCTTCTGATTCTCCATTCTCTCTCATTGCATTTTCGTATCGACAAAGTTGTAAATACACTTCATTGAAATTTTCCCCATTCCAAGTTTCTAAAAGGGTTTTGACTTTCTTCAACTCGAGAGTGTCATCCATTACTTATTCATTCCTCTCTTTTTTAATTTATTTTTCAGTTCAGCCATGAGCTTAGCGCGGGTAGCGTTAATGACGGGTTTCCCGGGTGGAGGTGGAGGTGGAGGTGGAGGTGGAGGTGGAGGTGGAACCCCAGTCATAGAAACGGGTGCAACCACCGTTCGGCAAAGACTAATGACCTTTTGGGCATTTCT